GGAATCGGTACGCCGATCACGGTAAAGCGTAGCTCGCGCGTCTCGGCTGGGCGCTCGATGAGGTCGCGCGGGAGCGGCATATCAATGCACGGGTCCGCGCGAGACCCAGGATTGCCCGTCGACGACCAGCGTTACGGCGGCGACCGGGTCGGAGAGCGAGAGCGAGACGCGCGTCGAGGTCGCCCGCACGCCTTGTACGTCGAGCGGCCCGCAATTGACCGAGTCGACATAGACGAGCCGAAGGGCGCAATCGGCCGGCAACGCGCGCAACGCCTCGATTAACTCGACGACGGTCATTGAGTCGGCTCGTCGGGCGCCGGGCCGATTCGCATACGCCCGAGCACCTCGCCCGAGGCGACGGCCTTCGCGCACGTCTCGCAGATATATTGCTCGTCGTCGGCGTTGCCGTCCTCGACGAAGACGAAGACGCCGACGCCGTCGCCGCCGAGGCAGCGATAGCACATAAAATCGCCGACCATATAGCCGGTACACTCGATCATGGTTATCGCTCCTCGATGGGTTGAAAGTTGTCCGCGAAGACTTTGCCCCGCGGGTCGAGGACGCGCGCGTTGCCCTCTTCGCGCGCGAGCATGAGCGCGGCGTCGACCGCAGAGTAAAACGCCCCGATATCCTCGAATTGCGTCCAGCCGCCTTGTCGAAAGTGTCGAATGACCCGATAGCATTTGTACTGCGGCGCTTTGATGACGGGGTGCCGCACGCGCGCGAGCGTCGGCGCCTCCTCGATGGGCGCGGTCGCGCGCTTCGCGTCATCGGCATCGAGGTATAACTCGGCGCGGCGTCGCGTCTCGAACATCGACGGCGGGCGCCGATTCGGTCGATGGGTCATTTCGGCGCCTTCGTTGCGCGTTGCACGATCGCGCGCGCAATGCGGCTCGTGCTCGTGAGGCAGCGCGCGGCGCCCGCGGCGCTCCGGTGCCGATGCGGGCACGCCGTAATCCTGAGCCACGGCGTACGCTCGTCGGTCGCGCTCGCGAAATAGCTGCCGGCGACGTGCTCGACCGTCGCGCGAATGACGGGCTCGTCGTCGAGGGGTTGCGTCATGACGTCGCCGCCGCCGCCTTCACGGCGCGGAGCACGATCGCGCGGAGGTGCGCCGGTAGACAGTGATCATTGAAAACCTCATCTTCGAGGTCGATCAACTCGCGGACGGCGGCCTCGGTCAGCCGTTCGAGCGTCGGAGGCGGCGTCGGAGGCGGCGTCGGGGTCATTAGGTTTTCTCTGCGATGAGCCGCCACAATTCCGCCGCTTGTTTGACCGCTTCATCATTCGAGAGATGAAAGCGAATTCGCAGCGCAACGGCGGCAAGGTAGACGGCGACGGCGGTACTCATAAGCGGGTAATCTCTAGGCGAAATTGCCCCTTCGGATTCGAGACCGTGTACTGCTTTTTCAGGTCGGGCGGTAGCTCGACGCGTGACGTTTTCATCCAGCGCCCGACGATATGGAAGGCGCCCGCGATGCCGCTCTCGACGCCGCGGAGTTGCGCCTTGATGTCTTTATCGAGCGCGTCGAATTCGTCGGCGGCCGGCTTCAAGGTCTCGCGCCGGTCGAGCGCGGCTTCGAGTTCAGGATCGCCCAGGAGTTGCGCGCCGATCGCCGAGAGCGGCGGATTACACGTGCCGCCGTACCACGGGCAGCGCCGGCATTCGGCCGGGTCGTCGAGGTAGTCGGGCAGCGTGCCGGCCTCGGCGTGATCGAGCGCCCGCTCCGCGCGTGCGAGAAACTCCTCCATTCGGTCGAGGTTCTGGTCGAGTTCCACGGGTAGAAGCCGCGGGAGGCCGGCGCCGTCGAGGAGCAGAAACCCGAAGGGCTCGCCGGCCCCGTACAGATAGGCGAGTAATTGATACCCGCCGGCTCGCGTCCAGGGGCTCGCGAAAACGTCGTCGAAGGTCTCGATTCGCGAGACGAGCGTCGGCGCCCAGGATTTGACCTCGATCGGCGCGCGCGTGCCGTTGATCGCGAGGCGCGCGTCGACCTTGCCGACAATCGCGACGCGGCCTCGATGGTCGCGCAACTCGAAACGCTCTTGCTGGCCGAGGACGCTAAACGGCGGATCGGCGTCGCGGCCGACGCGTTGCAGGTCGGCGAGGTTGTCGCGCTCGCGGTCGTCGCCGCGGCGAAACCGCGCGAGGATTTCCGCCGTCCACGGCGGCAATTGATCGGGGCAGGTCATCTCGTACACCATCCGCCGATCGCACGCGCGGCATTGCGAGGCGTAGACGTAGGGGTGCGCGTTTTGCGGGCGCGAGGTGCGCGTCAGGGACCGCGCCCAAGCATCCGAGATGCCGGCGGCAATGGCGGCCGGCGAGGGTGAGGCCGCGGTCGTCATGGCTCGACCCGCGCCGGCTCGTAATTGACGGCAAACGAGCTAGAGCCGCCGTACTGCCGCTCGTGCCCGCAAATCAAGCAGACATAGAGCGGCGAGCCGCCGCGGCCGTACCCGGCGTGCTCGTGCGGCGTCACGCGAAGGGCGCGGGTCACGTGCCCGCGGATATCGCGCAGCAACGCCGCGCCGCGGTCGCCGCCGAAGTTGACGCCGCGCGAGGCGATCGTTTCGCGCTCGCGCGCCGAGATGCCGTTATTGCACGCGATGCCCTCGCAGCAAATCGAGACGGTCGTCGACATAGCTCAGCCCTCCTCGCCGGGCTCGCGCCCATGCCCGCCGCCGAAAATCTCGTCGGCCGTCGGCATCGGCGGCGCCGCGCCTGGAGCCGGCGCCGCGGCCGGCGCTCCGTTTTTCGGCGCCGCGGCGGCGTGCTGGCGCTGCCACGCCTCGACGTCGACAATGAATTTCTTTTCGGGGTGCTTGGCGTAGTTCGGGCAGCCGTAAAACGGCTTTCGGTCGCCCTTCGCCGGGCGGTAGAGGCCGCGGCTCTGACAGTGGGGGCAGATCGGCGGGTCGAGGTTCGGCCCCTTCTCCGGCGCCGCGCCGAGGCGCTCGTTCCGCGAGCCGAAGCCCTTCCCGCGCCGACACTGGTCGACGGATTTATTCGTGCCGGCCCAGGCGGTTTCGAGGTCGCGCGTCGGTACCTCGTTCAGCGCGCCGAGCGAGCGCACAATCCGGCCGATGAGATTTGCAACGGCCGCCTTCCGTACGTCGAGTTCGAGCGCGAGGCCGTGCTTGCCTTTACAGAAATCGTCGGTCGACGAGCGCCCGCCCTCGACGCGCTCGATGGTCTGCCCGGTCAATTTACAACGCCCGTCGCCGGTTACAACGTAGTGAAATTCGCCCGGCTCGTCGCCGAGGAGTTTCTCCGGCCGCGACTGATTGTAGATTTCGATCCCGAGCATATTCCGCGCGCCCTCGCACGCGTGATCGCTCAGGTACGCCGTGATTTGCGCGTCGGGCGCCTTGAACAAAACCATATGTTCCGGCGCCGCCATCCGCAGAATCGCGAAGCGCGCCGTCGTCAGTACGACCTCGCGCGCGCGGATGTTTTCGAGGGCGCCCGTGCCGGCGAGCGCCGCGAGGTCGTCGAGGGTCCGCGGCACGAGCCCAGCCCGCCGCGCTTCGAGCGCCCCAGGCGGCGCGGCCTCGGCCTCGATCGGCTCGTCGCGGTCGTCGAGGTCGTCGGTCATGCGTCGGCCTCCGGCCCCTCGACGAGATGGGCGCGCGGCACGGCCTCGCGCTCGATGTACGGCGCCTCGCCGAAGACGGCCGCCGCATCGAGCGGCGCCGACTGCAACTCGCGGAGCACGGCGAGCGCGTGCTGTCGCGCGGTAATTTCGCCTTCGAGCTTCGCGATTGCCCGATCGATCAACGTCACGCGCTTTGCCATGAGCGACACCTCCGAGAAAACGAATTACCGGCGGGCGAGCATCCGCGGCCCGACATAGGGCACGGGCTCGCGGTCGAGGTAGGCGCGCAAGGCTTTGCGCGAGTAGCGCGGCGGCCCGATGCGCGGCACGAGCCGAAAACGGTCGAGGAGCCCGAGCCGCTGATACTTGAAGTACGTCGACTCGGCGAGCCGGAGCGCGGTACGTAGCTCGATCGGGGTCAGCGCGTCATCGTCCATACCGGCCCCCGGTTATGCCGCCGACCGGCGCCGCCGTTTGCGCGGCACGTCGAGCGAGGCGAGAAATCGGCGGATGCGATAGCGCGTGAGTTCGCGCGGCTGGGTCGCGAGCCGATGCGTCAGCGCGCTATTGAGGGCGCGCGCGGGTACGGGGCATTCGACCGCGCGCATCCGCGCCGCGAGCGCCTCGAAGGTCAGGCCATTTTCCAGGCGATAGGCCGCGAGCCGGTCGAGGTCGGCCCGCGCCGCGCCGTCGGTCGGCGTCGGAGTTTTCGACACGAGCCGACGTTATATACCCGCTTGCGATGACGTGTCAAGTCGTGACAGACTTCTCGGTTATGGGCGGCCTCGTCAGGTATGACGCCTCGGTCGTATCGGTCGTTACAGTAGTTGCGGTCGTTTCGGTCGTTATGGTAGGCTTCGGCGTATGACTTTTCCCTCCCTCTTACGCCGGCTCTTAAAAGAGCGATACCCCTCGATTCGCGAATTCGCGCGCGCGCTGAAAGTTGACCCGAGTCATCTCTCGCGCGCAATGAATCGCAAATCGCCCCAGCCCTTCGACGTGCGCGGCTGTCTGCGCCTCGCCGAGGTCACGGGCGAAGACCCGTTGA